CCACAATTCGGGTCCGAGCACAAGTATGTCAAGCCGATTTTAGCTGGAGACTGTGCTACGCCTGGTATTTCTTATTTGAAATCACATATTTGTACTTCATTCCATTATGCCGGTGCTTCAATTGGTACTTGTGGAAGAACAGTTGAGGCCAGCAGCAAACGCATTTTGGAAGCATTCGCAAAATTGGTACCGCAAGGTGTCCAATCTGATGATGGCAGGAACATTAAATTGCCAGCAGCTTTTTCTGACGATCTCGATTTGTCCCCATTCGGTGAACCCGGATTGACATTTGATGAGTTCGTTGATGAGCGTCATCCTATAAATTGGAAGGAAGACACTCTTGCTGCTGATGGTATAGAGTTTCATGGTTACAACACTTCAGCACGAGTCACTGCGTTTTCACATCTGCGCATTACTCCCATGAAGAAAGCCCTCGAAGATTTGGGGGTTGATGTTGGTTATTGCAAGCCTAAAATGAATGCCAATCGCGATCACGGTGATGTTATGAATCAAAGACGCATGTATGCGATTCGTCCTAGTTTGTTGACGCAGGCTCACCATGACTATGTGGCCCCATTTGCAGCACAAGCTGTGGCTATTGGTATGACCAACTGCCGTCCCATAACTTTGGACGAGGCCATTAACGGAGTCCCCAATTCGCGCTTTGTCAATGAGTTGGATCCCAAAACTGCAGCCGGTTACGGTACCAAGGGCAAGAAATCTGAACGCTTGATAATTTCATACGATGACGACGGTGCACGTATTATGACACCAACTATTGAATTGCACAATGAAGTCTTTCGTTTGATTGACAAGGCTAAGTCGGGGTATCTTTCTAACCCGATTGTGCGTACCGCCATAAAAGACGAAGCTGTGAAGATGGATCCTGAAACTGGGTTGCCTAAGAAATGCAATAGAGTGTTCTATGTTCATCCGATGGCTGTTTTTATTGCCCTCAAGATGTACACAGCGCCTATCATGGAGTTCATTGGTTTGAACCCTATCATGTTTGAGAGTGCTTGTGGTATTAACACCACCACTGATGATTGGGATCAATTATACCGCCACATAACAAAGTTTGGAACAAAACGAATGCTTGCCACGGATTATAGCAAGTATGATGTCCGTTTAAGTGGGCAAATGCTGAGACAAGCTTCGGCTGTTTTATTGCACGTAGCTCAGATTATCGGATATTCAGAGCAGGACCTTAATATTTTAATGGTTTTGTTGGCTGATGTTGCGGTTTCAACCATGCTATTTCATGGTGCCTTGTTCACAGTAGATGGCATTCAGCCGTCTGGCACCTTGATCACGGTCGTTTTGAAC